AACATGGCCGACTACGAGGACAACGTCGAGCTGTATACCAAGCAGGAGATCCTGCCTGACGGTAAGGTCGAGGTCGTCCAGGAAGTCCAAGGCAAGATCATCGAGGAGACCTACCAAGTCTTCCCGAGGGATCACTCCCCCTTCATCGCTCTTCGCATGCTGCGAGTCGATGGCGAAGACTACGGTCGAGGCTACGTTGAGCAGTATTACGGCGACCTTCAGAGCCTTGAGGGGCTCACTCGGGCGATCGTGGAGGGCGCTGCTGCTTCAGCCAAGGTCCTGTTCCTGGTCAACCCTAACGGGACCACCCGAGCACGAACCCTTGCGGAATCCCCAAATGGTGCGATTCGAGAAGGCAGCGCGGCTGATGTCAGTGTGCTGCAGACTCAGAAGGCCAACGACTTCTCGGTGGCTCTCAGTGCGATGCAGCAGATCCAGGATCGGCTTTCGTATGCGTTCCTTCTCACCGAGTCGACCATCCGAAACGCAGAACGAGTCACTGCCGAAGAAGTCAGACTTGTCACGCAGTCGATTGAGCGGCAGCTAGGCGGCATCTACTCAGTCCTCAGCCAGGAGTTTCAACTCCCGCTCGTCAACCGACTGATGGATCGGATGCAGCGGAAGAAGAAGCTCCCGAAGATCCCGCGAGAGAAGATCACTCCAGCTATTGTCACCGGCATCGAGGCACTTGGGCGGGGCAATGACCTCAACCGACTCGACATCTACCTGACCGGCATCGCCCAAGTCCTCGGTCCGGAGACGCTTCAGAAGCACATCAACATCGGCGAATACATGGAGCGCCGAGCTGCTGCCCTTGGGATTGACACGGACAACTTGGTCCGGTCTCCTGAAGAGGTCGCTGCACTGGAGCAGCAACAGCAGCAGATGGCTGCCATGCAACAGCTTGCGGGCCCCGGGATGCAGATGCTCGGGCAGCAGATGCAAGCTCAACAGCAGTAAGAGGAGCAATGGCTAACTACCAGCAGATCAACCTGAGCACGGGCGAGACCGGCGCATACAGCGAAGCGGACCTTGCCAAGATCGAAACCCAAGAAGGGGCGGTCGATGAAGCCGAGGGCATCCAAGACGAAGCCGGGGTCGAGAGCGATGAGGAGCGCCCGGAGTGGCTCCCCGAGAAGTTCGCTTCCCCGGAGCAGCTTGCGAAGGCGTATTCGGAACTCGAATCGCGCTACAGCAGCCGATCGCAGGACACCGAAGAACAGCCCGATGATGGAGATGAGGCTCCAGAGGTCGCCGAGAGAGACTTTTCCGTCTACTCCGACGAGTTCGCCGAGCATGGCACCCTCTCGGAAGAGTCGGTCGCCGAGATCGAATCCTGGGGGATTCCTCGGGAGATGATCGAGGGCTACGTGGAGGGTCAGAAGGCCGTCCTCGCAGCTCAGTTCCAGTCCGTCTACTCGGAAGCTGGTGGTGAGGAGTCCTACAACTCGATGATCGAGTGGGCTGCCGACAACCTGCCGGATGGTGAGCAGGACGCCTTCAACCGGGCGGTCATGCAGGGCACTACGGACGACATGATGTTCGCTGTGCGTAGCCTTGTGAGCCGCTGGAGGGCCTCTACGGGCACCGGGTCTCGTCCCCTGGTCCAGGGCAGCACGTCCCCTGCGAAGGCTTCTGGAAGCTTCAGGTCGCTCGCAGAGCTGACGGCAGCCATGAAGGACCCGCGCTACGCCAAGGACCCCGCCTACCGAAAGGACATCGAGACTCGTCTCGCGGTGTCCGACATCCTCTGACCATGCGCTACCTCATCCTTCTTCCCCTCCTCTTCCTGGTCAGCTGCGGCCTTCTTGGCCCCGACCACACCGAACTCGCTCTCAAGGCCATCAGCGAAATGCAAGTCCAAGGCGTTGTCACTCTGGAGCAGGCCGAGGCTCTTCGTCAGGCTCTGCTCAGCAACGTCCCTGGGACCGACTGGTGGATTGATGTTCTCCGCGTCCTCCTGGAGGTGGGCCTTGCGTTCGCTGGTGTCCGCATGTGGCGGGGCCCGGCAGCAACTTCTGCAGAGCGAGTGGCCCGAGCAACAGCGAAGGCTACCAAGTGACATTCCGCGAATGACGCGGACGATGGCGATGTCGAGGAACTCACGAACTTCGGCCCGCTGCGGTGGATAACTGAGACACTCTTGGTTACCTAGACTCAGCCATCAAAACCTGTCTGTTTCTAGATTCAAACCAACCCAAAACATAGGAGTTATCCAACATGGCTTACAATGTGTCTAGCCGCAGTGGCCAGATCAACAACAGTGGAGACGACACCGCTCTGTTCCTGAAGGTCTTCAGCGGAGAGGTCCTCTCCGTGTTCGAAGAGACCAACGTCATGATGCCGCTCCACCGTGTGCGGACCATCAGCAGCGGCAAGTCGGCTCAGTTCCCGGTCACGGGCGTCGCTACGGCTGCCTACCACACGCCGGGCGAGTCCCTGTTCGGCGACGAGTATGGCAATGCGAACACGCCGACCTACCTCTCGAAGCCGAAGCACGCCGAGAAGATCATTTTCATCGACGGTGTCCTGCAGGCTTCGGCCTTCCTGGCGCAGATCGACGAGGCGATGAACCACTACGACGTGCGTTCGATCTACTCGACGGAGATCGGTCGTCAGCTCTCCTACCACGCTGACAAGGCGTGCGTCCGCACGGTCATCGGTGCAGCTCGCAAGACGACTGACCGTTTCGGCACTGGCTACGTGTCCAGCACCTCTGGCTCGGTCAACCCGTTCCTTGGCAACAAGATTGCGGTTGCGAAGACCACCGCATCTCCAACCTTCACCGCCAATGAAATCGTGGCGGACGGTTTCACGGGAGCCACGCTTCCTGGTGGCACTGCCCCCACTGCGATCCCGACTGGCGATTCGCTCGTCGCGGGTCTCTTCACGGCTGCCCGCCTGATGGACGAGAAGAACGTCCCGCAGCAGGGCCGTTACTGCCTGCTCTCGCCCGCTCTCTACTACAAGCTGGTCAACGAGAACAAGGACGCCATCAACCGTGACTACGGCAACGAGGGCAACGGCTCGGTGGCTGGTGGTGAGATCATGAGGGTTGCGGGCATCCGCATCGTCAAGTCGAACCACATTCCGACCGGCTCCGAAGTGAGCGGCGTGCTGGACAGCCCGCTCATCAAGAACGATGTCTTCGCTGCCGCCGGTAGCGGCTACGCCAGTCCGGGTGCCGAAACCCTGGGCATCATCTTCCAGAGCGAAGGCATCGGCACGGTCAAGCTCCTGGACCTCGCCGTGGAGTCCGAATACTTCATGGAGCGGATGGGCACGCTGCTCATGGCGAAGTATGCCATGGGTCACGGCATCCTCCGCGAAGAGTGCTGCTTCGAGCTGTACAAGGAGTGATCCTGATCCGTTAGACTTCTCGGAGTCAGTCAGCTCACGTTCCTCGTGAGTCTCCTCCTGGGGGCATCCTAGAGTAGCAGCTAGGGTGCCCCCCTTTTTTACCCCCTACAGAGGATCGCCAATGGCTATCGCAAGGACCACCGAGCTTCAGGCCGTCAACACCATGCTGTCAGCGGTGGGCGAGCCTCCGATCAACTTCCTGGATGGGCAGAAGAACGCTGATGCCGCCATCGCCAGGAACATCCTGACTGAGATCAGCAGTGAGGTGCAGACCGCTGGTTGGCACTTCAACACCCAGCTCAACATGGAGCTGACCCCGGACAGCAGCGGCTTCATCTACGTCGCCGACAACGTAGTTCGGGTGGACATCGAATACCGGACACGGGGTCCCAACCCTACGGGCCTGCATGACGACCGAGACGTCGTTCAGCGGGGGGATCGCCTGTTCAACCGCAACGACTCCAGCTACGTCTTCACGAAGCCAGTGCAGGCCACTGTGATCTACTTGCTGGAGTGGACAGAGCTTCCTGAGCCTGCTCGCCGCTACATCGTCGTGCGTGCTGCTCGGATCTTCCAAGACCGTATGGTCGGGTCTCAGGCACACCACGCGTTCTCTCAGGAGGACGAGGTGCGCGCCCGCAGCCTGCTTCGGGAGTTCGAGATGGACACTGCGGACTACTCGATCTTCGGCAACTACGACACCTACAACATCGTGGCCCGGCCACTGGTCAACCGGACGGAGCTTTACTGATGCCACTGATCTCCACGAGCTTCCCCAACCTCAACGGAGGGGTCTCTCAGCAGCCCCCTAGCCAGCGCCTAGACAACCAGTGCGAAGCTCAGGAGAACGCCATCCCCCAGGTCATCGGGGGCCTGACCAAGCGCCCCCCGACTGAGTTCGTCGGAGAACTCAAGAAGTCTGGGGGAGCCGCTACGAAGCTCGGTGGAGACTTCATCCACTTCATCCAGCGAGACGAGAATGAGAAATACATCCTGGGCATCGAGACCGACGGGTCGATCTATGTCTGGGACCTGGATGGAGTTCACCAGCTGCTCTACACCCCGGACGGCACCAACACGCTGTCGTATCTGTCGGACTCCGCCCTTCAGAAGCCGAACGAGACCCTTCGTGTCGTGACCATCGGTGACCTGACGTGGATCGTGAACACCACGAAGAAGGTCCAGATGACGAGCAGCTTGTCTCCTTACTCAAGGAATCAAGTCACTGCTCCCAACGAGGCGCTGCTGTGGATCAAGACTTCCGGTCAGGGTGTTCGATTCAAGGTCGAGGTCAAGGTAGGCGCTGCTGCCGCACAGACCGTAGAGGTCGAATACAACGCGCCTGAGATTCACCTCGGGCAAGGCTCCGGACAGCACGTCCTCGACCCAGCAATCCCGTCCACAGCAGACTTCGCTGAGCTGCTGACCAACGCCACGGGGACGCCCCCAGACGGCTTCACGGTCACGGGGACGACCCTGGATGCCATGACGGATGTCACCGCAACTCGCGTGGGCAGCGTCATCTCGATCTCGGCGACTCAGGACTTCCAGATCACGGTCGAGGATTCGTTCGGTCAGAGCGCCCACACGCTCATCAAGGGGACGGCCACGAACTTCGATGAGCTGCCCGGCATCGCCCGGAACAACCAGATCGTTCTGGTCGAGGGCAACCCCGAGGCAGAGGTCGATGACTACTACGTCAAGTTCGAGACGAACGGGGGCGTGGACTTCGGCAACGGCCTGTGGGTCGAGACTGTCGGACCCGGCATCAAGTATGAGTTCGATGCCAGCACGATGCCCCACATCCTGGTGCGTCAGCCCAACGGGTCCTGGGTGATCAAGTCCGCTGACGGTCAGCCGCCAGTATCCGGCGGTGATCCGGCAATGGGCACCCGTTGGCAGGACTACAGGTTCGCTGACCGCGCTGCTGGGTCTGACTTGACGAACCCGCTGCCGTCCTTCGTGGACAGCTACATCTCGGACATCACCTACTTCAAGGGACGCCTTGCCATAACGAGTGGCGAGAACGTCGCACTCAGCGAGGCCGGAGAGTTCTTCAACTTCTTCCGCACCACGGTCACCCAGCTGCTGGACTCAGCCGTGATTGATGTCGGTGTAGGAGGAACTGCCGTCAACAACCTGAAGCGGGCTGTGGACTTCAGTGACCGCCTGCTGCTGTTCTCGGAGAGGACTCAGTTCGTCCTGCAGGGCGAGCCGATCCTGACGCCGCTGACAGCCACGGTCACCAGGGCCACCAGCTTCAACGCTGCGACCTCGGCAGCTCCTGCCCCCGCAGGTAGCACGTTGTTCTTCCCGTTCAGCAGGGGGCAGTACAGCGGCATCAGGGAGTTCTACAAGGTCAACGAGAACGACCTGAACTTCGACGCAGTGGAGTCGTCCCTGCAGGTCCCCAAGTATATCCGGGGGACCATCCGCAAGCTGACGTCCTCCAACCACGAGGACATGCTGGTCGTCCTGGCTCAGCCCCTGAACAAGCTCTACTGCTACAAGTTCTTCGGGGGGCAGCAGAACCGGATCCAGTCGGCATGGTTCGACATGACGATCGAAGAAGCCGAGATCGTCAACGCCGAGTTCCTGCAGGACTCTCTGTTCCTGGTCACGCAGCGAGGCAACAGATCCTACATAGAGCGGATGGACGTTCAGACAGGGCTGACTGACCCTGACTCTGACTACGTCACCTACCTGGACTACCGCACTCGCATCACTGTCGAGTCTGGGTCTCAGGCTATTCTCGGTGACGAGCTGGTTTCCAACGGCACCTTCGACAGCGGCACCCAAGGATGGACTCCATCGGCTGGCGCTACGAACAGCTTGATGCTGGGCGCTTTGCGTCTTGAGCTGCCCTGGGACCCTGCAGCCCTCTTCGATAACGGAGAGGACGGTGGTTGGTGGGATCCGCAGGACCTCTCGACGATGTTCGCGGACTCTGCTGCGACCATCCAGTCGTCGCTCAACGGTCCTGTATCTTACATCGCAGATAAGTCTGGGAATGAGAATCACCTAACTCAGCCCGTCCCCACGTCTGCCGTGTCACTGCGGCAAGATTCTGGACGCTACCGGCTCTACAACGACAGCACTGTTGACTACCTGCAGTTCACGAACCCCGAAGCCAACGGCGAAGTGGCCCTGGCTACTGAGTTCGGGGTGCTGCACTGTGGAATCAACACACCAGCTGCAGTCTCAGGACTACCGTGGACTACGCACAGAACTGTATACAACTCGTCATACCTCATTTATCGCTACCTTTATGGAGCGGTATGGCGGGACGAGCCTTTCACTCCGACTGAGAAAGGCAGGCTGTATGGATGGTTCGATGCCAACACCCAGCTTCCTCAGGGCAACTTGGTGTTCGCTGGGCAGACATCCTTGGCAAACAGGTTCAGGGTGACTCCATGGTTGAAGTGGGTCCAGACCATGGACACGACTTCGGTCACTAACGCTTCGTCGGCCTTCTACGCATGTCCCGCTCTGGAGTATATAGGCGACTGGGATCTATCCAACTGCACAAACTACGCGGATATGTTCTACGCCTGCAACCGCCTGCAGACGGTTAGCAACGTGACCTTCGGGACCCCAGGAACCGACTTATCTGTCTACCGTATGTTCAGTGGGTGCACTTCGCTGGACGCTCTTCCAGAGCTTGACCTCAGCAATGTAGGCAGAATGGACAGCTACGCCTCAGGCTGCTTGAATGTGACTCACATCCCGGCAATCAACGCTGGAAACGCCACACTCTGGACATCTACGTTCACTAGCTGCCTCAATGTAGTGACCGTGACGTCCTTCGATACGTCATCCGCTACAAACCTGTCGAACGCCTTCTACAACATGCCGAGGGTGGAAGGTGTGTTCCCGACCCTGAACGTCCCGAACTGCGTCAACTTCTACCGGTTGATGCGAGGCAACGCGAAGATCACGCACATCAATTTTACGAACTTCATTGGCTCGTCTGCGGCAGACTGCCGAGAGATGTTCTACGGCTGCTCGTCGCTTGCCAACGTGCCTGCAGGCATGTTCGACCTGTGCCTTGCCAAGAACTTCCTGAATGCGTTCTACGCGTGTGCTCTGACTCAGGCCAGCGTCGACAACATCCTGATCAGCTTGGACAACGCCGGTCAGTCTGGCGGGACGATTCAGCTGAATAGCGGAACTAGTGCTGCCCCGAGTGCCGCCGGGCAGACTGCTAAAGCCAATCTTCAAGCTCGCGGCTGGACGGTGGTGACGAACTAATGGCTTACAGCTCAACTCAGATCGCCACTCTCCCTGGAAAGGACTACACCTTCTCCGGTGAATGGACGTCAAGCGGGGGGGAATGGAGGCTGGCGGCTGGGACATCTCCCGGCGCCAGCGACTTGATCTCCTCGTCGGCATCGGTCGCTGACCAAGTCCTGCTGACGTTCCAGGCGACCACGACCACCACCTACATCAGCATCGTGGACAACGGCGCTGCCAAGGGTGACTGGGTGGACATCGACAACATCTCCGTCCAGGAGTTGATCACCGAAGCCACCTTCACTGCGACCAACGTCATCAACTTTCCAGCTGACTACTACCTGACCCCAGCGGAGCAGGCTGCGGTCAGCGTGGTGAAGTCCGACGGCGAGCAGATGACCGTGGCCTCTACCACGGAGACAACCATCACCCTCACTGAGGAGTTCTTCACTGGAGACGTCTTCTACGTGGGCATCCCCTACACGATGCGCTACGAGATGACGAAGCCGATGCTGAAGGTGCAAGCTCCAGGGACGAACAACGTCGAAGTCCAGGCTGTAGGCAGGCACCAGCTCCGCTACATGACGGTGGTCTACGACGACACCGCTTTCTTCAAGGTGCGGATCACACCCGAGGTTGCTGAGGTTGACGGGGATCCAATCGAGTATCCCTACAGCGGACGCTTCCTGTCGACCGGGGGCTACCTCGGCGCTGTGCCGTCCTCAGATGGCAAGTTCCGCTTCCCAGTGTTCGCTGAATCGGATGCTGTGAAGATCGAGATCCTGAATGACTCGCCATTCCCGAGCAACATCCAGTCGATCTCGTTTGAAGCGAACTACTCTTCCAGGTCTCAACGCTACGGCTGATGGCTTGGGTCCGCGCTGCTGCTGAAGTCGACGTCGATTTCATCGCCCGCAACATGCGTGAGGCAGACCGCATGGAGTGCGCGGCTTACGGCAAGAGCCCCTACTTGGCTCTCTCAGAGGGCTTTCAGTGCTCCCTGCCTTGCTTCACTGGCATGGTCGACGACCGCCCAGTGGTCATGTTCGGTGTAGTCCCCCTAGGGGACGGCATCGGCTCCATCTGGCTGCTGGGCACAGACGCGATCACCAACGAGATTCCGGTCGCTTTCCTTCGGTGGACCAAGCGACT